CAAAGCCGGCGACGTCCCGGGCGCTTGCGATGCGCTGCTGATGTGGAATCGCGCTGGTGGCAAGGAGGTTGCCGGCCTGACGAAGCGTCGCCAGCGTGAGCGCGAGTTGTGCCTGAAAGGGCTGACATGATCGCCGCGCTGTTCACGCGCCTGGCACCGTACAAGCTGCCGTTCATGGCTGGCGCCGGCCTCGCTGTTGGAGTGCTGGCTTTCGGTGCCGGCTGGGTAGTCAACGGCTGGCGTCTCGGGAACGAGCTGTCGCGCCTGAAGGCCACGCACGCACAGGAGAAGGCCGCCCAGGCAACCGGCGCCCTGACGACACTGAAAGCTGATGCCGACGCGATCCACAAGGCCGCCACCGAATACGCCGGTATCCAAAATACTCTCGCGCCGAAGTTCGACGCGCTCACCAAGGAACTGCGCAATGCGAAGCCTCTGCCTGTGGATTGCAAGCCTGACGCTGTGCGGGTGCGCAACCTCGACTCCGCCATTGACGCCGCCAATCAAGCCATCCCTCGATAGCGCGCTTGCGGCGCCGTGCGCGGAAGTGCCGAAACCCGAGTCCCCGGACTACGACGTGTGGCAGGCCTGGGCGATCGGGCTGCTGCACCAATACGCCGACTGTGCCGCGCGCCATGCGAAGACGGTACAGGCCTGGCCTAAGTAAAGGAACCGCATGACCAAGCAGAACACCCTCGATCCGAACCTGCGCGAATTTGCGGCAAGCCCGCAGCAGGCTGCCTACTTCGACGCTGTGCTACAACACGGCAGCAAGCGTGCGGCGGCGCGTGCACTGGGCGTCGCCAAGAACACAATCGACGGCGCGATCGGCCGCATGACCCTGGCGGCCGCACGGCAGGGTTACTCGCCGGCCCACGATATGACCCGGACCGTACCCGATGGGTTCATGGTCAAGGGCGTCTCCACCTACTACAACAAGGAAGGCCAGCCGGCCGGGCAGTGGGTCAAGTCGTCCGTGGACATGGATCGGCAACGCGAGGTCATGCAGGCTGCCTTCAGCGCGATGGCCGAAGATCTGCCCCGCGCCAAGCCGGCAAAGGCGCCGACGGTGACGAACGCCAAACTTGCGAACGTCTATACCCTGACGGACAGCCACGTCGGTGCCCTCTGCTGGCACCGCGAGAACCTGGACCCTAACGGCAGCTGGGACTTGTCGATCGCCGAAAACGTGTTGACGGGCTGCTTTGAGCACATGGTGATGGCTAGTCCGCCGGCGCGCACAGGCATCGTCGCGCAGCTGGGCGACTTCCTGCACTCTGACGGCCTGGAGGCGAAAACGCCAACGTCGGGCCACATCCTGGACCAAGACGGTCGATTCCCGAAGGTTGTGCAGACTGCTATCCGGATCCTGCGCCGAGTAATTGGCTTCGCGCTGCAGAAGCATGAGCGCGTGGTTGTCCTGATGGCAGAAGGCAATCACGACCTGGCGTCCAGCGTCTGGCTGCGAGCCATGTTCAAGGCCCTTTACGAGAACGAGCCGCGGGTTGAGGTGATCGATTCGGAGCTGCCGTACTACGTCTACCAGCACGGCCAGACTATGCTGGCATGGCATCACGGCCACCTAAAGAAGAACGACCAGTTGCCGCTGCTGTTCGCCGCGCAGTTTCCGAAGGTTTGGGGCGATACGACCAGACGCTATGCACACACCGGTCACCGCCACCACTTCGAGGAAAAGGAGCACTCGGGGATGTCCGTGGTCCAACATTCGACCCTGGCGGCCCGGGATGCCTATGCAGCGCGCGGCGGCTGGATGAGCGAACGGCAGTGCACCGCGATCACTTACCATGCCGACTTCGGGGTGGTCTGCCGTAATACCGTCACGCCAGAAATGCTACTGGTCGCGTAGGCCGGCGCGCTTGCGGCAGGACCATGACACGTACAGCGATCTCAAGCGGCACGCCGCTCGCCGCCAAGGTGTAGGAAGTCTTGAGCCATCCAATCATCGGTAGCAGGATGAGAGCCAGCTCAACCCGGCTGGCAGTAACGAGGTCTGTGCGTTCGATCATGAGGGGAAGCGTACCGGACCGGTGCAAAACAGCGTTGAGCAATGACAGTTTGATATACTGTATATAAACACAGTATTTCATTGCGTCAACCATGAGCCAGTTACCGCCTGTCGCCGAACTTGAACAGTTGCACCCGTCACTCTGGCGCGCTTCGCAGCTTGCCCGCAGTCGTGCGCGGTGCGTCGACACAGGTCACCCGGCGCTGTCAAACCAACTGCCGGGCGGCGGGTGGCCGACGGGAACGCTCGTCGACCTTCTTGTGCAGCAGTCAGGAATAGGGGAGATGCGCTTGATTGCGCCGGCGCTGGCAAAGGTTGCCGATCGGCGCGTGGTGTTCCTGACGCCGCCGCATGCGCCCCAATCCTTGGCGCTCGCCGCACTGGGCATCCCTCCAACCTCAGCCATCTGGCTGCGCGCCGATCGTGCGGCGGAAGCATTGTGGGCCGCGGAGCAGGTGCTGCGCAGCGGGGGTTGCGGCGCCTTGCTGTTCTGGCCGGGACAGGGATCGACAAGCAGCACGCGGATCCAGCACGTCCGCGCCGACAGTCTGCGCCGCTTGCACCTTGCTGCTCAGCAGGGCGAAACGCTGTTCTTCAATATGCGCCCGCTGGCTGCCGAGGTTGATGCTTCGCCGGCGCCGCTGCGTTTGAGCGTGCGACCGGCGCCTGGCGGGATCAACATCGGGTTCGTGAAGCGCCAGGGGCCGCAACGTGACGAGCCGCTGTTTCTGCCGCTGTCGGTCGGGCCTGCGCATGTGTTCAAGCCGCGGCATCAGTCACTTCCCGAGCGCCCTAATGTGGCGCCCGCAGATCGTCCTACGGCGCCGGTTTTCCACCATTCAGGCGTCTAATTCAACTGCCTGAACAGATGGATCAAGGGGCGTGAACCGAGCTGTACAAAACACTGTATATTTGACGCCAAGAGCTGAAACGCAGAATCCATGCGGGTTCTGACAGTTGGAAGCCCTGCATGGGGTGCAGGGGGTCGGAGGTTCGAATCCTCTCGCCCCGACCAACAAAATCAAAGACTTAGCCCTCGGCCTGTATGGGTGTACAGCACTGTATAATAGACACTGTCTAATTCGTTGCGCTAAGTTCTCTCACTTTTTAGAGCTCGTTCGTCGGTTTTGAGCCTGCTCTTGTCTCGTTGCCCATCTGCAGTTTTCCTTGTTGTAGCCTGCGTTATTGTCCACCCGGTCTAGGCTCTTGCCGTCGGGGCACCGGCCCATGTCGGCCAAAAACTGTTCATAACTTAGCCACTCTTCACATACAGTAATCCCGCGGCCTCCGTAGTTTGCGTAGGCGCCGTTGCGTGGGTTTAAGCATCGCTGCTTCATGTTGCGCCACGTCTTGTACTCTCTGGCTGAGGTGTCGTAGCCCTTGCGGCGTAGATCATACTGAGGGCACCCGCAAGACTTTGAATTTCCGCTTTTCAGGTTGGACAGGAAGTACTCTTGCACTGAGCCGCAATCGCACTGCGCGGTTACGATCGACAGCCGATTTGGCGCATTTGGGTCTCTCGCGACTCGAGAGAGAACCTTGAGATGGTTGAATTTTGCCCCGACTATATTTTGGTCCATATACTTTCGATTTGTGATTTGAGTTACCAGGGAAGGGTCGATGCAATGTCCGAGACGTCCGCAATTGCCTCCTTGATGTAGATTTCCGTCGTCCTCCCGGACGTGTGCGCCAAGCGCGTCTGGATGTCTTTGCGGTCCTGTCCTGCCTTCGCGGCGTCCGTCGCTCCGAGCGCACGAATATCCTTGAACGTCACATCATCCTTAATGCCGGCCCGGTCTTTTGCGCGCCGCCACATCGACGACAGCCCTGACTTCGAATAGGCATCGCCCTTCTGCGTTGGGAAGAGGTAGGGACTGATCACCTCGTATTCCTTTTTGATGGCGCGCGCCCGCTTGATCACTTCGGCAATCTGAGGCGTAATCGCGATATCCACCATCTTCCCGCTGGTCTTTTCCGTCTTGCTCGGTTTGATGCGGATGTGCGTATCTCGCAGCTCGCCGTCGACCGTGCTCTTGATGATCTGGGCTTCCTTTAGAGTCCGGATGTCCATCGCGCGCGCCCAGAGCAAGTAGGACATGTCGATGATGCAGGCGAACATCGGGCCGCTCGCCGTGGCGAACGTTGTGCCATTGTCCTCGCGAGGGCTACTTTCCATGCCGCCTTTGCGGATCGCGGCGATCTGCTCATGGGTCGGCAATTTCGTTCGCCGTACGGTCTTATACGCGCCCAGGTCGATCTGATCCATAGGGTTGTCCTGGCGTAGCCCGAGCTCGCTGATCACGTAGCGGAACAGCTTCCCAAGCAGTGCAGCGACTTTGCGCGCAGTATTTGCCTTGCCCTTGAACTTAGCGCGCAGGAAGTCGGCACAGTCTTTCGTCGTCACCTGGGCCGCGTGGAAATCTTCGAACACGCTTGCGACGAGGTCGAGATAGCGCGTGTAATCCTTCCGTGTCTCTTCGGTGTACTCGCCGAGCTTGTGCGCTTTGAACTCGCCGCAGACGAACGGAATCGAGCCAGCAATCAATCGCTTTTCGTCCAAGAGCTTCCCGAGCTCTGTGTACAGTGCCGCTTCGCCTTCCTCAGCGCGGCACAGGTAGAGCCAGGCCTTCCTTTCCTTCGATGCGGGGTCGCGCGGATCCAGCATTGGCTCGCGTGGGACGAAATAATACGCGCCGTGTTTTTGGTAGACGCGCCGCGGCAGGCCGGCGCCGTCTTTTCGTTTGCGTGGCATAGGTTACAGCTTCAGTTGTGGGCGGGGCGGCTCCGCCTTTGGGGCGGGCTGCAGTAGGTGCATACGAAGGACGCACACCGTATTATCGTGCCGGCGCGTAGCTGGTATGCCCAGCCTCGCCAGCGCCCGCAATTGCTCTGCCGGCCGACGGTAATGCGTCATGTCGTAGATCTCAGCCTCGGTCAGTGTCGGTCTCAATGCTTCTGCCATTTTCTTTTCCTTCTATTCTTCCTTGCCAGACGGCTGCGCGGTATTGCCAGGAGCTGGAGCGGCGCCATAGCGTGCTTCGTCTTCGGCAGGCTTGGCCCAGACCACGATTTCGTAAGGCACGTCCTTGCGGGCGCCGTCGACCCACTTGCCGTCAATGACACGTTCACGGCTGATCCATACGGGGCGCGTGCGGCAGCGGCGTGCGCCATCGAAGTCCACATGGAAGGCGGCGTGTATCGGGCTGGCCTGGTCGAGTGTGAGCAGGTTGCGCACCATGTCGCCAACCGTGCGCACCGCTGCCCATTTAGGCTGTTCGGATGCGGGCACTGCATCGCCAGCGCTGCGAGCGGCCCAGGTGTCGATGTGGGCGATGAGGCGCTGCCCGTGGTAATTGTCGACGCGCTCCGACGCGGCCATGATTCGCTTAAGGAGTACGACGAATTCGGGATCGTCAGCAATGCTCTGTCGCTCTCCTGCAGTAGTAGCGGGGGAAGGGGCGCGGATGGCCTGCGAGAACTCGACAGGCGGAAGGGTGCTGCTTGGCCGGTCCCAGCACCGGGCCGAGGCGCCGCAGCATTCGCATTTGCCGCGCGAGTAGGTAAAGGAATCGGGCCACTTGTTTTTGATGCGGCAATCGTCGCAGTAGTACATCAGTTCTTCTCCTTGTTCGTCGGCTGCTCGCCTTCCTTATCGGTATTAAGAGCTGGCGGAGATACCTGGGCGCCGGCTGGCTTTTGCATCGCAGCTACTTTGTCGCGATGCTTCGTTGCGCTTTTCAGTTCTGCGTGCGCCTTCTTCAGTCGATCTTCGGCTTTCGCAAGCATCCAATCGCGGGCTTGCTGCCAAGTCGGAAAGTATGGGTAGAACTTGCTGTGATACTCGGCCCACTTGTCCACCACCTTGAACGAGATGCGGGCGATTGGGCTGGTGAACCATGCCTTCGGATTAGCCTTCGGCATTCTTCTCTCCTTCTGCGCCGTTATTGGCGCTGTCCTGGCAGAACCCGCAGGGTCTGCGCTCGCCGTTGATGCTTGGCTCCCAACCGAAGTCGGCGCAGTTGCGGCAACCTGGTGCGCCCTCGGCTGCGCTTTCCCGCTGGTCGGGCTGTGCGCCAGCCTCCTGTTCCTCTGTCATCCGACGATAGGCGCGCAGTTGCGTCAACTCGGTCGCCATAGTCATCACATCCCAACGCCACACGATGCAAGCCTGATCGGGAACCGGCCACGGCTGCTGTCGGACAAAGGCACGCTGTACGCGCCCATCGCGCTGCTCTTTGTCGCCGCGCTCGGACATCGCCAGCGGGTGAATGCGGCCCAGCATGTCGAACAATTCAGCCTCTGGATCGGCGGGCTGTGCGCTGGCTGGCGCGGCGCGAGCATCAAGCTTCGCGGCCAACCGGTCGCCATCGCGAGCGAAGTGCGTTGCGAGTTCGGTTGCAGTTGCGAGCTGGGCGCGCAGGTCGGCAATCTCGGCATCACGCGCTGCGATGGCATCTGCAATCGATCCGGTCAGCGGTTCGTCGGCTTGCTTGCGCTGGGCGCGATCAGCGGCGATAGCGGCGCGCTGGCCTTCGCGGTACTGCTCGGCGGTGTAGGATTGCGTCTTCGCCCAATGCGGCTCTGGCATCGGCGGCAGCTCTCCAGCACCTACAGCGTCAGCAGGGGTGCGGCGGGCGGCGTCCCACTGCTGACGCAGCTTATCCATAAGCGCCACGTCATCGCTCGTCAGCTCGTGGCCAGGCCGCTGCGCCATGTTGAACATGACATTTGCCATTTGCCCGCCGATGCGCAGCAGCTCGGCTTCAATGCTCGCGCCTTGGTTCAGGTTATTGGACATGGGGTTGCTCCTGGTTGAGTTCGAGCCAGCGGTTCAAGGTGTCGCGCGCTTCCTTGATGTCGTCGTAGCGGCTCTTGCCGCCCGTCCGGGTGCCGGGCAGCATGATCTTCTTCAGCGAGTGCGACAGGGCGGCATCGGTCACGTCGAACATCTTGCACACGGCATAGATGTCGAGCACAGACACGCCTTCCGGCACGCGCTTGTAGTACTTCGGGTACTTGTCGGCCATGTCGCTCACTTGCCGCCCTCCTGCTGGGTGGCGCGCATGGCTCGATCAATACCGACGCCCATGTCTTCCTCATCAACAGGAACCCAGCACTCGATCACGAAGCCCCTGCCACCGCCTTCGGTAGTGCAGTTGTCGTAGATCCAGCGATACCGCGCTGCATCCCGCCCATCCTCGCTGGTCGTCGCTGCGACCGCAGTAGTGGCAGCGTAGAGCTTTGCGCCTACGGGAACGCTCCCCATGGCCTCATCGCTGACCCACTGGAGCCGGTTGGCGAACTTTCCCGCCCCGACGGTGGCGACGTGCTCGGGCGCTGCCTCGGGAGGGGAAGCGCCCCGGTTCACCGCTTGAACGATGAAGTCGGCAAAGTCCTCCGCGCCCTTACGTTCTTCCGCGAGCCCCTTCACATCGCTGAGCGAACGCTGCGTGTGGGTATTGAGGTCGAAGATGGTGTCGCCAGTGGCATCACAGATGCGAACCACGTCGCTTTTGTCGGTCGTACGCTGAAGCGGCAGCTTATAGCCGTAGTAGGGCATTCCCCGTGCATCTACAGCCTGCGCTGCCGGTGCATCGGACACGTTCAAGCCGCGCCCAGCCTCCATTCCCTCAATCATGCGCTGGAAGTGCTCGGCCTCGGCGGTGGTCAGTGCGCGGTCCTTGCCGATGTCGACCAGCTTGCGCAGCACCGCGCGGGTTGATGGCTGAGCCTGCGCTGCCGGTGCTTTGGCTGCGCGGCATTCCTTGCCCATGAACTCGGCCACGGCTGCGCCCTGCTGGGCGGATACCGGGGCAGCAGCCACCATTGCGCGATATCCGTCAGCATGGGTGAAGCCCTGCATGCCGGCGGAGTTGTAACGGAATTCCGCTGCCGCCTTGATCGCTGCCTTAACCATTTCCGGCGTCGGCTCCAGCGGCACCAGCTTATAGCCAGTCGGGGCGGATACCGGGGCAAGACTGGCGCGGTCGTACACTGCGTTGAAGATTTCGGAGCGAGCACGGCTGCGCCAATCGGCGTTGTCATCCTTGACGGCCATGCCGTACTCATCCAGCTTGTCCATGATTCGCGCCGTGAACTGGTCCGGAGCCTCTACCGCTTCTCCAGCCTGTACCGGCTGGGCTGCGCGGGAATGCTCAGCGATTTCGAGCAGGGCATCGCGGCACTGGTTCTCCGAACCGAGAATAGCGGCCTGCTCAGCACGATCAGCAATGCTCGCGCTTGCCGTGGTATCCGGTGCAGCTCGGCGAGCGATGAAGTCGGCGATCTTGTGCGCGAGGCTGGTAGAACCCGCGTTCTTGACTACGCCGTGAATGTCCCACAGCGTTTCGTCATCCAGAGCGGCGGCCTGCTGTGGCGGTGCAGCTCGGCGAGCGAGAGCGATCAGGGCGAGAGCTACGGGCGGACTGACGGCCTCTATGAAAGCGCAGTTGGCCCGCGCCTCGGCGTCGACGGTCGGATTCGGGCGCCGCATGTTGAAGAAGCCTTGATAGCCATTACGCACGCGCAGGCCCCAGCTTCCGCCCTGGTCGATCATCTTCCACTGTTCTTGCGTTGCTGATTTCGCCAGTGCTTCCAGCTTATCCAGGTCTATTCCTGCTTCTGTGCCGGTAGGAGTGGTGTGGTTCATGGTTCAGTCCTTTCTCTACCAGTCGCCGCCGCCGGCGCCGGTGATGAAGGCACTCGCGCGCACGTTGTCCCGCTGCGCAATGCCATTGTCGTTATGGGATGGTCCTACCATCAGATTCATAGTGTCGTTAGCCAAGTACAGTGAGAAGCCAGCGCATCCAAGTTCATCCAGCGCCTTGCACGCGCGCTTGAACTTTGCGATTTCCTGCTGAGTTGGCTCACGCATTTGCATCGCTCCCGCTAGCGGCGTTATCGGCCTTGATTGCCCGCACCTCGATTTCGTAGGCGGGCCGACCGTTCTCGTTCACGCTGATGATGTTGCCGACGCCGATGTATTGGATGATCGAACCGATGACATCGCTGGTTACGTCGTGCTTTTCACCCTGCCATGCCGAGCCGTCCTTATTCGTGCGGCCGGCATAGATCGTGTTGGTGAGGGGTGATGGCTGGACGCGGATCTTATTCATGATCGCCACCCTTGCTGGCTTCACCAGTGCTCGGGGTGCGCAGGGCGCGGATTTCGTCCGCCAGTTCGGCCAGTGTGTTCGAATATTCTTCGGTTTCAGGACGGTCGAAGACCCATGCGCCTGTGTCCGGTTCCTGATAAGCGTGATCCTGATCGACTGCCTGCCGCTGCTTGTCCAAATGGCGCGCGGCCATTTCCAAACCTTCTTCCAGCGCCTGATTGCGGATCTGCTCGGCGGTCTGCACCGGGGCGGCTGGCGCAGCCTTGGCTACTTCGCGTTCGATGGCGCGGGCGAAGTTGACGATGAATTCGATCGGTATCTCGCGAGACTCAACATCGTACGTCCGCGCCAGTTCTTCGATCCGCTCGTCGGTCAGCTCGCTCTGCTGCGGTGCTGGTGCAGCCCTCATAGCTGCGCGCAACTCAGCAACAGCCGTACGAATCTCTTCTGCCGTCCGCTCGAAGCGCCCGTCATCGTGCAGGATCGCGGCGCAATCCAGTAGGTCATTGCAATGCGCATTGACTAGTTTCCGCAGTTCGTCGGTTAGCGGTGCTGGCGCGGTGAGTGGCGGGATGGGGGCATCTGCCGGCAAAACCTTTGCGATCATCGCCAGCGTGCCGGCGACGACGTATTGGTCCGTGTTCGGGATTTGCGCAATGACGCCGCCGACGTCCATGTGAGCCAGGAACGCAGCCCCGGCTTCGGCCATGGCGTTTGCCAGGCGGGTGCTTTCGCGGGCATGCTTCACTTCCGGATCTTCCCAGTCCAACGGTTCGGTTGGCAGGCGGTCGTCGATGCGGCGGTTCGGGTCGGTCATGCTGTCTCTCCGTTGATGATTGGTTTTCTGATTGATCGGAACTGGTTCTGCAGCCTGTCCTCTGCTCTCCGTCGCAGGCTTTGCTCAAGGTCGGTAGCGGCGCATTGGATTCGCCACAGGTCGAACAAGTCGCGGGCCATGGCTTCATACGACTGGTAGCCATCGCGCATGTCTTCGAAGGTCACGCTGGCACCTCGTCAAACAGGACGTCATGCTGCGCGCCGACCGCATAGATCAGCTCAATCAACTCCGAGAACTGGGCCTTCGTGTAGGTCTTCGTCCGCTCTCCGAACACCACGAACCCGCCGTCGATACCCGGCACCGCGCGCTGTTTGCGCAGAGAGGCTGTGAGCATGTCCTTCCAGTCTTCCGGCGACAGCTTCACGCCGTGCCACATGACCTGGTCGGCGAGCTTCTGGAGCAGGGGCCACATCAGGGCGTTCTGCTCCAGGCTGCGGGTCGGCTCGCCCACGGTTACGCAATAGCCGGCTGGGGCCTGGGCGATGAACTGAAGCGCGTTCCGGCGGGCCTGTTCGTGCGACAGAATGAAGGTGCGTTTCATGCTGCCTCCAGTTGCGGGGCGCGGCCATGCTCGATCAGCATCCGGTCTACCAGTTGCATCAGATAGGCCCGCGCCACCTTGCACTTGTCATCCAGGCGTCGCTCCAGGTCTAGGTCGCGGTCGTACGTAATGCTGGTGATGCGCAGGGCTGGGTCGATGTGACTGACTTCGTGCAGATCGCGTTGCTCCCACTTGATCAGCTCATCCGGCGTATCGAGAAGGACGTGCACGACCTCATGCTGCGGTACGTCCCATAGCTTCATGTAGGCGCGGCCCTGCCACTCATACAGCGTGTCATGCGCGTCTTCGGACAGGCCGGGGAAGGTGTCGACGTCCCATGAAACCTTGATGTCGATCGTCTTCATGGCCGGTACGTAGATGTCGCATTCGCCGGTCAGGTACTCGCTGACGCGCCTCTCGGTGTTCTTGCGGTAGTTCGTGAAGCGCTGGTTATTGAGGAACTGGATCGCAGCATCCTCGAGCGCCAGGCCCTTGTCCATGTACTTGGTCTTCACGACCTTGTGATAGCTGAACACGTATTCCTTCGCCAGAGACTTGAGAAAAGTTTTGGCGCCGGCCGACAACGACATTTCTTTGTACGGGGCGAGCAGCTCTTTCTCAGCGTCGGTCTTTCGCGCCTTGGCTGCCACCGGCGCCAGTTCGGCCGGCAGCAGCGACATGTCGATCGACTGCGCATCAGTCATCAGCAGGCCGACACAGTGCGGGTGGAAGCGGATCATTTCGCCAGTTCCTTCTCGAGATCGGCCAGCGCGGTTTCCTGGTCGGCCGTAAGCTCGTAGTAGCCGCGCATGGACTGCACGTCATAAGTGCCGGCACGGATAGCCGCAATGGCGTTCGTGAACTGCTTGCCGTCGATCGGCTTCTTCGGCTCTTCCTTGGGCTGCGGCTGCGTCGCCGCTTCGTGCTGGCGCAGCTCTTCCGGCAGGTCCTCGATGTCCTGCGTGAAGATGTCGGAAGCCGCGGTGACGTTCAGGGTCATGGCGATCATCGCCCGCTTACATGCCATCTTGAGCACGGTATTCGCCAAGTCGGCCGCTTCGGTGCGCACCTGGGTGACCTTCTTCACGTTGCCCTGGTAGCTCGAAAACTTCAGGCGGCGCATGTTCTCCGGGTAGGCGTCGAATTCCTCCGCGCAGACGGCCTTGCGCCACTTGTACTTCTCCTCGGCGGACGAGCACTCACCAACGCCTTCGCCCAGGATCACGCCCGTTACCTGGTGGCGCCCGATACAAGTCACGCGAAAGCGCGACGTCAGAGCATCGCCCAGGTCTTCAATGCGATACTCCTGAGCGATGCGGAACGTCACGCACAGAACCTCGGCGCCCGGCTTGTACAGGGTCGGCTTTGGCGTGCCCGGAATCGTGCCGTAGTGGGTGTCCTTCTTCATGATGCCTTGCATCACGGTTTGGACGAGGTTGACGCGCTCGCGGATCTCGGATGCGGAGAATCGGTGCACCTCGCCAGCGGTCAGGCCGGCGACTTCGCGGCGCGGCATTTCGATGATGTCGTTCATTACTGCTCCTGCACGGAATAAGGTTGGTCGTCCAGGCGCTCGACCTCTGCGATGAGGATCAGCAGGGCCAGGACGATGACGAATGCGCGGCCAAAATCGCGGATCATGCGGGCCTCGACAGGCAAATCACGATCAGCGTCGCAAGCGCGAAACCGGCGCCGCACTGGATCGCATAGGAAGCCTGGCGGGCGGCGATCTGCCAGCGGCTCATGGCAGCACCTGGATCGAAACAGCCAGCGCGCCGCTGTCGTAGGCTGCGTCCATGATCACGTCGCGGTCACCGATGGCGACGTAGGTGACGGTATCGGTTTCGTTCTTTGCGGTGACCTGGAAGCTCATGCCGGCCTCACTGAGACGTTCTTGATCGGAGCATCAAAGCCCCACAACGGCGCCTCAACCTTGGCGGCCTCTTTTGCCGCATCCGGGCTGGTTGCGTAGATGTCGAGCACGACACTCGGGCCGCGCTTGAAGTTGATGGTGACGTGGTAGGCCATGGCAACCTCACGCAGCCAGCAAGCGATCGCACTCAGCCATCGCAATGCGGTTGTCGTCGCGGGACTCGGCGCGGCGCAGCTCCATCTGCTTGACGTCGGCCTCCGCCAGCTCGCGCGCTTCGTCCCAAATCAGGTTCGTGAGGATCGGCAGCAGGGAGTCGCCCGCCTGCAGCGTCGTGCGGATCAGGAGTGCGGCTGCTTGGTCGTCCGCCAGGTAGTCGCCCAGCGCATCAACTACGCGCTTGGTAGCGGCCTGATCGCCATTGATTACGGCGCGGGTGAGGGTAGAGAAGTGCGAGCGGGTCGCGGTGATCAGCTGCTCGTTACGAGCTTCGTCGTAGGACTGGCGGGCTTCCATCGTGTTCTCCTGAGAACTGTGTCGATGGAATCAATATTAGTCCGACTAATCTTCGGTGTCAACAGTCGGACTGATTATCGCGCAAAAAAATAATGCCCGCGCATGGCGGGCAGGGCTTTACTGTTTTGCTACCGGCTCACTCTCTGCGCAGAAGTCCTGCCAACGCGAGTCAACTTTCCAAGCCTGACTTTCATCGGTGTCGATAACGATCTGTTCTGACGTCACTATATAACGCTTGAAGCCGTCGTACCCGCCGTAGCTGTTCTTAGCGTTAACGAAGCCGCATACCGCGCCGCCTTTGCCAGCGAAGTCATTTCGGAAGCGGGCCGAGTCAGGATCCTTCAACACGTCCTTGACTCGTTCGTGAGCTGCGGCGATCGGATTGAGCTTGGCGACGGGCTTTGGCTTCGCCGCCGCTTGGGCAGAGAAAGCGGCGGTAAGTAGGACTGCCGCAAGTGTATAGCGCATATGCTCTCCAGGTTGTCTCGCACGCGCGAGTATATCTCGGCGGCAAGCCCTAAAATCTCACCAATTGTCGCGCTTGTTGTAAACCGGTCCTGCAGCGCGTAGACTCTGCGAAAGCCGACGGATGGGCCGAGCGAGCAAAAATCCGGCTCAAGGGATGAGAAGTGCGATGAACAACAATTTTGAATCAGTCGTAAGGGACAGCCTCACCGGCAGCATATTCCGCCTTGCAACGCGAGCAGCAGAGCTTCACCGACCCGTAGAAAGTGCTGCGTTGAAGGACTACCTTGATGCCACCATCAAAGCATGCTTGGCATATGTAGTGCTCTGGCTCCGCAGGGACTGGGTTCCCATCATGGCCAACACGCTGGGTGGCATAAGCGCGGTAGACGAACGAACCTTTCGTTATTTCGAAAAGCGAGTAACGCCCGCGCTGCGCGACGAGTTCCTTTATTGCACGCAGCTGCTCGCGCAACTCGAAGTTCTCCTGCTGCAGCTCACTCAAGTTGGCATTGTGAGTGAACAAAGCGTCTTGAGCCTTGAGAAGTTGCTCATTAATCTGCGCGACCGTGCCGGCGACCATGTTGAAGTCACGGACGCCAACCATTGCTTGGCCCAGTTCCTTGGCGGCGCCAATCGAGGTAACGGCGGCTTTGATTAACGAAAAATCCATCTAACGCTTAATCCTTCTATCTTCTGTCAGCATGTGACGGCTTACAACCGTCCCGTTACCACGCGCCCAGGCTGGTAGACCACGCGGCCGATGATGTCCAGTTGACCACTTTTCACATTGACGGGCTTGTGATCAGGGTTGAGCGAATGGAGGTACCATTGTCCGCCCTTGTTGAGTAGCTGCTTAACGCACGCGTCGCCATCAAATTGGAGCGCATAGAGTTCCCGGCTGACCGGGCGCCTATCGCTCGTATCGACCACTACCGTATCGTCCTCAAATAACATCGGCTCCATGCTTGTGCCGCGCACACGAACTGCCAGTAGATCTTCCGGTCGGAGGCTGTGCTGCTCTACGACCGCTCGGGGAATGTGAAGGACCCCGCCATCGCTTAAATCAGGCTCGGCTCCCATGCGCGAAACTCCGGCACGCAACTTCAAATTCATGCGCTTAACCGGGACTGTGTTCGGTTCTTCGCCAACGAGAATCGAAATGGCGTCAGCTGCCCTGGTGTCGTAAATAGGCGCATCCGACGGCAACGCCGCAGCCAAAAATTTCGTCGCCTGTTGGGCCAAGGTCCGGCTGAACTCCGCAATCGAGCACTCAAGTACGGACGCGAACTTGGTGGCCGCGGCGAAGTTCAGCGGTATTTTCCCATTGAGATATTGGCTCATCGAGCTTTGGTTAAAGCCGAGAAGCTCACTTACCGCCTCTTGAGACGAGGGGAGGCCTGCCTCCTTGCGAGCCCGTTGCCAGGCGAGGAAGCGCTCTTTCAGTCTCACAGCATCTTCAAGCTGCTCTTTTGTCAGGGGTTGGGCCGGCATGGCGCGAAGAATATAAGTGAAACTAATAATTTGCAATTAGTCGGACTGTTGACTATGACGATTAGTCGGACTAATATACAAACATGAACCAGATCAAATTCCTCAGGGAACGCCTAGGCGTGACCCAAGAAGCAATGGCCGCCGGCATCGGCGTATCTCAAGCCAATGTCTCTTTATATGAGAAGGGGCAGCAAGTGCCACCTCCGGTCGCCCGGAGATTGATCGAATACGCGCACAGCCTGGGCCACTTCATCACTTACGACGACGTCTACGGCCCTTTGCCTGAAGTGCCGCGCCGTAGAAAGAGCGACCGCCGCCGGCGAAGCGATTAAACCAAGTTCTGTGTTCGAAGTATCCATAAGCAGCATTGTGTAGCAGCCAACGTTTCCAAACCACATTCATTTTCGGAACAATCGCATGAACGTCCAAGACGCCTTTTACGAAACCGTACGCAATGCCCCTGGCGGCTGCGCTGCCCTGGCTGTTCGTCTGGGAATGTCGGCTGCTGTGCTGCGCAACAAGGCCAACCCGAACAACCTCGGCAACGTGGTTTCGCTCGACGACGCAGACCGCGTCATGGCCCTGACTGAAGATTACTCGGTCCTGCACGCCCTGGCTCAGGCCCATGGCTTCGTCTGCACCAAGATCGACGAACAGCCAGCCGACGACATGGCGGTGCTCGAATCCGGTAGTGCGGTTTGGGCGTCGGTCGGCGCTCTGGGGGCTGCGGTTCACCAAGCACTGGCCGACGGCAAGATCGATCGACACGAAGTGAAGGCGATCGAGACTGCCACGTTTGCCGCATTTCGCCCCATGATGCAGCTGCTGGCCCGCGTGAATGGGATGGCCGAGAAATGAAGCGCCAAGACCGCATGTCCGCATCCGATCTGGCTGAGGGGCTCTTGGCTCAGATCCAGGCCTTGCCGCGCACCTCGAAGGAGCTGCAGATCAAGTTTGGCTATTCCCGATCGGTAGTCAACTCCCGCTTGGCTGACCTCCAGTCGGAGGGCTTGGTGCACTGCGAGCGCATCACCGGCCATAAGCGGGGCGGCTCTCACACCATATGGAAGGGCGGACCGGGCAAGGGTTCTGCTCAGCGCCCGCCCCGGCCGGCGGTCAAGGCGTTCGCCCGTAATGATGGGCAGCCATACCAACACACCTTCCAGGTGTACCCGGTCGTCGGCAAGCGTGATGAGCTCGACACCTACCTGTTTGGCCCCGCCCGCGCGCCGATCCGCTGCGTTTGCTGCCAAGTGGAGCAGGGCCGCGGTCACCTCGCCAACTGCATGTTCGCTCAGGTGGCGGCATGAAGACCGACCAGAACCGCTCAACAGACGTTGCCATCGGCCTCTACGCGATCAGCTGTTCATTTATTCAAGGTAATATTGTGGTCCAAACATTTTCAGGGGAGGGTAGCAATGGCAGACTTCGACTGGCATTCCGAGGACACCGAGCAAGAAGTGGTCTTTCCGTCGGTGCAGGCCGTAGCCGTGTACCAGAACAAGGACGGCGACATCGTCATTCGGCAACAGGGCTCGATGGGCGAGGACGACAGTGTGATTATCGTCCCGCAGATCCATGCGGACGTGCTGATCAAAGCTATCAAGCAAGCGGCCGCGCAAGGCGAGTAATCGATGGCGGTTTCCCTCTGCAGGCGCGCGGAGGGAAATCGTGAAACGACCATCCTTCCAGTTCTATCCGGCTGACTGGCGCAATAACGCCAAGCTGCGGCGCTGCTCTGAAGCTGCTCGTGGCGCCTGGCTCGACGTCCTCTGCTTACTCCATGATATGGACGAGTATGGCGTATGCCGCTGGCCGCTAGCCGAACTGGCACGCGCTGCAGGAATTCCCCTCAAGCTGGCAAAAGAGCTTGTCTCCAAAGATGTTCTTAAGGGGGCCGACAAGTCCTCTGCGGATTACATCTTCACGCCTACCCATGCTGGCAAAGCAGGGAAGCCTGTTACGCTAGTAACGGCCGGCGACGGCCCATGCTGGTACTGCTCACGTTTTGTACGCGACGAGTACGTCCGTCAACGCCGCGGCAACAGCACGCGCTTCACTACCGACAATCAGCCTGGTTTGGTGGTCGGCGGCGACGACTATTCCGGCGAACCAAAGGACGCACCAAACGACCAACCAAAGCCCATCTTTGGTGGACGGCAAGGTGACGGCCCTACATCTCCATCTTCGTTAAAAACAAATCCCCCCATACCCCCCAAGGGGGGCGAACAAGCGGCCAACGACCACGGACAGAGACGGAAAGCCGCGATCTGCTTCCAGACCTACCTGGACGACTGCCGTAAGGCCGGCATCAAGCCGATCCCTGAAGGCCATGCCGTGTTCACCTATGCCGAGAAGGTCGGCATTCCTTCGGACTTCCTGCGGCTGCACTGGCAGGAGTTCAAGGACCGGTACACCATGCCCGATTCGAAGCGCTACAAGTCCTGGGCGACCGTCTTTCACAAGTCGGTGAAGGGGAACTGGTTCCGGCTGTGGTACGCCTCCAACGATGGCGCCTATGCCCTGACAACCACCGGCCTGCAGGCCCAACGTGACCACGGAGAAGCAGCATGAGCGACCAGTTCAACGTCGAAGCCGAGCAGGCCGTTCTCGGAGCCATCCTCCGCGACAACGACGCCATTGACCGGATCCCGGAACTGGATGCCGCCCACTTTTACCGCGGCGACCACCGCACCGTCTTCGCCGAGATTCGTTCCCAGCTCAACGCCGGCAAGCGGGTCGACGCTGTAACGCTGGCGGAACGCCTTGACGCCGAGCTGCTCCCGTACCTGGCAAAGCTGCACTCGACGTCGGCCAGCTCCTCGCGGATCGAATACCACGCCGGAATCGTGGTCGAGAAGGCTACGAAGCGCGCACTGTCAGCGCTGTCGATCGACCTGGCTGCCGATGCGGAATCGGGAAAAGACAGCGTCGAGTGCATCGCTGAAGCCGCGGCGAAGCTCGACGCCCTTGCACAACGCAAGACTCAGCGCGACCCGCGTCGGCTGGATGCTACGCTCGACGAATATCTGACCCTGCTGCAGGAGCGCATGGACGGGAAGATCCGCCCGATCCCGACCGGATACTCCCACCTTGACGACATGCTCGACGGCGGCCTGGAACGCGGCACCTTGACGGTAATCGCCGGTCGCCCCGGCACTGGCAAGACCGCCGCCGGCCTGGGCATCTGCCGCAACACGGCGCGCGACTACTCGGCACTGTTTTTGTCGATGGAGATGTCGGTCAATCAGGTCAACGACCGGAATATTGCCGCGCTGGCCCAAGTCGACATGAGCTGGCTGCGGCGCCCGGGCGAGACGCGTGACGACACTGCGCGTTGGGAAGCGATCACCGCGGCCACGATCAACTCGCGCAAGCTAAACCTGTTCATCGACGACCAGACTGGCCTGAGCATCCCAGAGATCCGCGCAAAGGCCCGCAAGATCAAGCGTCAGCATGGCCTGGACATGATTTGCATTGACCAGCTGTCGTTTATCACTGGCGCGAAGTCGGACAAGCTTCACGAAGCCATGGGCGAGTACACCCGCGGTCTGATCGCCCTGGCGAAGGAACTGGACGCCGTCGTGATCCTGCTGGCCCAGTTGAACCGGGAGTGCGAGAAGCGCGCCGACAAGCGCCCGATTATGTCCGACCTGGGCGTCTCCGGCTACATCGAGCAGGACGCCGCCAACATCATCTTCCTCTACCGCGACGTCCTCTGGAATCCGGAGAGCGAAGACAAGGACGTCTGCGAGTGGATCGGCGCCAAGCAGCGGCAAGGTCACCCGGGCGTGGTCGGCCTGCGTTACGTCGGCCCGCAAACCCGATTCGAGACCATGCCTTACCGCTGGTTCCGCCGGCAGCCAGCCGCCAAACAAACGCCGCGCCGCGGCGGATTTGAGTGAAAGGACGCTCATGACCAAACAAGAAATCCACGCTCAGCGCGCAGCAGCACTCCTGATCCTGCTGGCCAAGATGAGGGCCGGTGTCAAGGTGGCGGCATGAACGGCTCGACACTGACCCGCAAGACGCCAATGCGCCGCACCGGCATTAAGGCTAAGACTCCAGCCGCCGGCGCCGGTCTGCTACGCACCGCAGCCATCCAGCGCAGCCGAAAACCCATGAAGGCAAGCCGGCCGAAGAAGACCAAGATCCGCAGCGCCGCAAAAGGGCAGGACTGCACGCTGATGATCCCGGGCGTCTGCAACCGCGACCCGGCGACAACTGTGCTTTGCCATTCAAATCGCCTGGCAGACGGAAAGGGCATTGGAATCAAGGCGCCAGATACCGAGGCGTGCTTCGGCTGTTCTGATTGTCACGACGTCCTCGACGGTCGCCGGCCGCTGCCTGGCTGGATGACGCGCGAGCAGCTGGACTCCACCTTCGACCGCGCCCGCGCGATAACCCAAGAAAAACTGAAAGAGAAAGGACTCATCGCGTGATCACGTTGACCCTACCCATGCCGCCGACGATCAACCATGCATACGGACAGCGGCCTGGAGGCGGCAAGTACATCAAGCCGGCAGGCGTTGCATTCCGCAAGACGGTGGCCGAGATCGTAGCTGCCGCCGGCTATCCGCCGATCACCGGCCGTGTGTCGCTGTTCGTCGCCGTGCACCCCGCAACGCGCGCCCGTCAGGACCTGGACAACCGAAGCAAAACCCTGCAGGACGCCCTAACGCACGCTGGCGTTTGGCTCGACGATGAACAGATCGATGACCTGCATCTTGTGCGCCGGGACGTCGTCAAGGGCGGCTTGGTCAAGGTCGTCGTCACCGAAATGAAGGAGGCTGCATGACCGCCAAAAAGCCACGCAATAAGAAGTACCAGGGCCCGAAGTACGTCTGCCGCAACGTGCTGACGACCGTCTTCGGCTGCATGGGCAGCGCGCACGGCGAACACTTGCGTGAGCTGCAGATCAAGAATCACCTCGCCATGGCGGAAATGGCCCAAGGTCGCGGCACCCGGGAACAGTGGAATCAGATCGTCGGCGCCATCAACATGGCGAACATCCTCTGCGAGCAGGGTATCGGTGACGAGTTCCGCGAGAAGACCAT